AGCGTTGACAGTGACGAACTTGTCTGGCACAGAGACAGGCGTGACCGTAGCATTACTATAGTTGAAGGTACTGACTGGAAACTACAAATGGATAATGAACTTCCAGTAACATTAAAGCCTGGTGATAGTTTTAATATACCCAAAAACACCTATCACAGAGTAATAAAAGGCACATCTGACCTTGTTGTTACAATACGAGAACACTAGATAAATATCATATATTTGCGGGAATTGCTATGAGAGACCTTATTGACAGATTAAAACTAATCGAAAATTTAGAAAAAGGCGTACAGCCAGACTTTCACTTTATGATATTAGAGGATGGCGAAATCTTTATAATGGAAGGTGATGCAGAAATACAAGCAGTTGTTGATGCAATTAGATCACTAGCAAAGACAGGTGAAGGTAGACAAATTTCTCAAAATGTATTTGGTAAAGACCCAGATGATGTAACAGATGAAGAAATTTTCAACACACTAATTGCTCCAGGTTATCAAGCATTAAAGCCATTTACTGGAATGATGAAACAAGGTTTAGACTCAGTACCTAGTGGCTACACCCCAAGTCAGATAGCAAAAGCTGGCACAACTCCTTTTGTTGGAGGCTTTGTACGAGACCAGATCAGAAAACAGATACCTAACCAGAAAGTTGATACAGGCCCAAATAATCTAGGAACAGTAGACATTGATGCTAGTGATCGTGATATTGAACGTGTATTACAAGCCTATAACAAATTGGGTAATACATTTCCTAAAGCAAAAGACATGTTAGACCAAAAAGATGTTGATGGTGCACTAAGGCAAGTTTACTCAAGAATGAAAGCAGACTAATGACTAGCTTAAGAAGAATTATAGATATTGTTGAACGTGCAGGCATGGAGTATGTTGCTAACCGTGACTTTACACTTGTAGCAAAAACTGTTAAGGATGATGTAACATATGCCTTAGGCAGAGTTGATCATGATTACGATGACAACCGCAAAGCTGATTATAGCATTTATAAGTTAGTACGAACAGGTGGTTACGAATTCAAGGGTACCTTTTATCCTCAAGATTTCTACACAGAAGTGGAAAGTCTAGACCTAAGTCCATATGTAAAACCAACTGAAGCACACAAAGCATTTAAATCCTGGGTAGAGCAACACTAACGGTTGACACATTAGCACTAGAGTAGTATAATTACACTATTATAAGGAGATGTCAATGAGCTCAGATAGAGTCTTTAACAGCGAAGAAAAAGCAAAACTTACCCAACTTATTAATGAAGGTCTTACTGTATTACAAGAAGTAGATGATCTTACAGAAGGTTTAAACGATACTGTAAAGGCAATTGCAGAAGAAATGCAGATTAAGCCAGCAGTACTTAAGAAAGCAGTGCGTACAGCATACAAGTCAGACTTTGCTAAACATAGCGAAGATTTAGCATCTCTAGAAAACATCCTAGCAACGGTCGGCAAACTTCAGTGAACCAAAACAAACCTTACCAGCCCCTGGCATGGTTAGGAACTGCTGCAATATTATGCGGATCAGTTCTTGCAGCCTTTAACGTTTTTCCTGTATACTTATATGTATTCCTTGTAGCAAATGCTATATGGGCTACAGTAGGTTGGTTGTGGCGTGAGTACAGTTTAGTTGTACTCAACGCCGGAATAACAGTAGTTTATCTTGCAGGATTGTTTTTTAAATAATTGTATAGGATTGTAAATGTACGTTGACGCTTATTTTGATAGAGAACATGACAGGATCAATGTTGTAGAACGTGTAAACGGCAGGAGAGAATATCGTGAATTTCCTGTCAACTACATCTTTTATTACAACGATCCACGTGGCAAGCATCAGACTATCTATGGCAACAGAGTAAGCAGATTTAGTACCAGAAACGGTAAAGAGTTCCAGAAGGAACTTAAAATACACGGCAATCATGGCCTTTGGGAAAGTGATATCAATCCAGTATTTCGTTGTTTAGCAGAGAACTATCTGGGCGTTGATGCTCCTAAACTACAAACAGCGTTTTTTGATATTGAGGTTGACTTTGACCCAGAACGTGGCTACAGTTCGCCGGATGATCCGTTTAACGCAATTACAGCAATTACAGTGTACATGGACTGGCTAGGACAACTAGTCACACTTGCTATTCCTCCCAAGAGCATGAGTATGGAAACTGCAAAGGAAACTGTTGCAGAGTTTGATAACATGTTCTTGTTTGATAGAGAAGATAGGCTGCTAGAAGCATTCCTGGATCTCATAGAGGATGCGGATATCCTAAGTGGTTGGAACAGTGAGGGTTATGATATTCCCTACACAGTAAATCGTATCACTAGAGTACTGAGCAAGGACGATACTAGGCGTTTTTGTTTATGGGGTCAACTGCCCAAGCAACGCACATTTGAGCGTTTTGGCAAAGAAGATAGTACATACGATATTATCGGCAGACAGCACTTGGATTACATGCAGTTGTATCGCAAGTACACCTATCATGAAATGCACAGTTACAGTTTGGATGCCATTGGCGAGTATGAACTTAATGAGCGTAAGGTTGCATATGAGGGCACACTGGACCAACTATACAACCAGGACTTTTACACATTTATTGACTATAACAGACAGGACACTATGCTCCTGTACAAACTGGATCAAAAGTTAAAGTTTATTGATCTAGCAAACGAACTTGCTCATGCAAACACAGTGCTACTACCTACTACAATGGGCGCGGTTGCTGTTACAGAACAAGCAATTATTAACCACGCTCATGAGCAAGGGCTTGTTGTGCCCAACAAGAAAAAGCCAGACGAAGAACATAACAAAGCAGCAGGTGCGTATGTTGCAAAGCCCAAAGTAGGACTACATGACTGGATAGGCAGTATTGACTTGAACAGTCTGTATCCTAGTGTTATTAGGGCACTAAACATGGCACCAGAAACCATTGTAGGACAACTGCGCCCTATCATAACTAACCAAGCCATACAAACAATCTTATCCCAGAAGGGCACATTTAGTGATGCTTGGGACGGCGAGTTTGGTAGCAAAGAATACCAAGCAGTTATGAACATGGAGGTGGGCACTGAAATTACTATTGACTGGGAAAGTGGTGACAGTGACACACTTAGCGCAGCAGATGTATGGCGTCTAGTTTTTGATAGTAACAACCCCTGGATACTAAGCGCAAACGGTACTATCCTAACCTATGAAAAGAAGGGCATTGTTCCTGGATTGCTTGAACGCTGGTACGCAGAGCGTAAAGAACTACAAGCAAAGATGCGCGGTGCTGAAGGTGAAGAACGAGCGTTCTGGGACAAGCGACAACTTGTTAAGAAGATTAACTTGAACAGTTTGTATGGTGCTATCCTTAATCCATACTGCCGCTTCTTTGACCATCGCATTGGACAGTCCACTACACTTACTGGCAGATGTATTGCCAAGCACATGAGTGCACAGGTAAACAAACTGCTAACTGACAAGTATGATCACTTGGGTGATTGTGTTATATATGGTGACACAGATAGTGTGTACTTTAGTGCTTGGCCAGTTATTAAAGAGCAAGTAGACGCTGGTAAGATGAAGTGGGGAAAGGATGAATGCATCGCACTCTATGACCAACTTGGTGAAGCAGTAAACGAAACCTTTGCTGGTTTTATGGAACGGGCATTCCATTGTCCAAGAAGCTATGGCGAGATTGTTGCAGCAGCAAGAGAAATTGTAGCACTTAAAGGTTTGTTTATTACAAAGAAGCGTTATGCTGCACTTGTAATTGATACTGAAGGTTACCGCAGTGATACAGATGGCAAGCCCGGTAAAGTAAAAGCAATGGGATTGGATCTCAAGCGCAGCGACACACCCAAATACATGCAGGACTTTTTAAGTGAACTGCTACTGGATGTGCTTACAGGTAAAGATAGCGAACATGTCGTAGAGCGTATTAAAGACTTCAAGTATCAGTTCAAGGACAAGCCAGGCTGGGAAAAGGGTACACCCAAGCGTGTAAACAACCTAACTATGTACACTGCACGAGAACGAGCAGAGGGCAAGGCTAATATGCCCGGGCATGTTAGAGCAGCAATGAACTGGAACTACTTACGGGCACTACACAATGATAACTACAGTCAACAAATTGTTGATGGAATGAAGACCATTGTATGCAAACTTAAAGACAATCCACTGGGCTACACAAGCGTGGGCTATCCCACAGACGAAACCACACTTCCTAAATGGTTCAAGGAACTGCCCTTTGATGATGGCGCAATGGAAGATGCTATCGTGGACCAGAAGATCGATAACCTTCTCAGTGAACTAAACTGGAATCTTAAAGAAAAGACACAAACTAAAAATACTTTTGACAGTTTATTCTCATTTGAGTAATATGCGTATATAAATATATGCATGAGCCGGCTTCTTAAAAATCATAGTTTACTAGACGAATATAAAAGAAGAATTGCGCTGTTGCCTGTTGATATTACCGGGCAATTGGAAATTATTGAACAAACTATCAAGTCTCAGTTACCAAGGTGGAAAAATACTGATAAGCATAATGCTATACTTCAAAGAGTGCAAGAGTTAGCAACTGCTCAGAATAATTTAAATTCTGCAATCCAAGATTTAACTCAAGAAATCCATAATCTTTTAGTTGGAAAAGAAAAAAGAATAATTCAAAGAGACTATCAAAGAGTAGAAAAGCAGGTTGTTGAAGATGAAGACTTCATAATACGAAATAGTTGGCTTACTAACGAAATTAAAGATAAGTTAATGGGTTATATACATAACCATAGTGCTATTTGGCAACATGGTAGTTTGGAAATCAATCCAGGCGATGGATATTTTAGCACTATAATGAATGCAGCAGATCCCCAATACTGTATAGTTGCTAATAAACAAGTAGAACAAGTAATAAAAAGTAAATTTAATGAGTTTTACAGCAATAGACGATTAAGATGCTATACCGATGTAGCACAGTTACCAGATAATGGTATAGGATTTTCTACATGTATAAATTTGTATGAGTATTTGCCTGTGGACAATATAAAAGATATTAGTATGGCTACTTTTAATAAATTAAAGCCAGGTGGCAAATTTTTAATTACCTATAACGACTGCGAGCAGCGTTACAGTTTAGAAGTGCTTGG